GCGCATAATCGGCCAAAGCCTAGCGCGGGGGACGTTCACGATTTCAAAGAGCGGTGCGACATTTGCCGCAAAACCTTTATGCCAAACTTGACACTCTGGCGCAAATGCCCCTGTTTTTATGGGGGTTTAGGCGCTTGCGTGTAAAGTTTTGCAGCGTCACCGCGTTGCGCCCCGGCAGGGGGGAGGGGGCACATGGACTGGGCTTGCGCAAGGCCCCGCCATTTGTAGTAAACCTCTCACTACGCAACCCAGAAAACCAAAGTGTATAGTTTACACAACCCAACATTGTAAAAACACAACCCAACATTGTAAAAACACAACCCGACATTGCAAAAACACAACCCAAAAAACAAAAGTGTATAGTTTACACAACCCAATGTTGTAAACTCACCCCCAACCCGCCGGTTGACCCGAAACACACCAAACGCTACATTGCCGATATGGAGCTGATGGAGACACCCTCTGCGCAGAACCCTTGGCCAGACAGGCTGGCGTTCGACCTTGCCCTGCTGCTGGAAGGCAGCGGCGAGACCATTGACGAGCTCAAGGAAAGACACGGCCTGTCAGGCGCCGACCTGTTGCGTATACGCAAGGACCCGGTGTTTCTTCGGCAGGTGGCAGCCTACCGCGCCGAGGTTGTCGACAAGGGGCTGACGTTCAAGCTGAAAGCCAAGGCGCAGGCCGAGGAACTGCTTCGCACGTCGTGGGTACTGATCCATTCGCCGGACACGAGCCCGGCGGTCAAGGCCGACCTGATAAAGGCCACGGTGAAGTGGGCCGGGCTGGATACGACACCTGACGGCCCGTCAGGCAACGCCGCCGGTGGTGTGAAGATCACCATAAATCTGGGGACCAAGGATGACCCGCACTTCGATACTCTCACGCTTGAAGCCGACGCGCCCGACGCCGAGGAACCGGCGGCATAGCACTGGCACGGTGGTGCCGGATGGTGCACAGGCGGTGGAGTTCACGTCTGCCGCTGCGCTGGACGCGTTCACGACGGTGCTGGAGGCCGTGGGGGAGTCGTTCCGCATACACATCGTGAAGCCCAAGGACGGGCCGCGGACGCCGGCGCACCTGAAACGGCGGCGCAAGTTCGTGGTCGTGCTGGCGGAGGAGCCCCAAGATGGCTGACGAGATCGTGTACGCTCCGCCGCCGACGATTGCGAAATTCATGCAGTCGGACGCGAAGATGCGCGTGCTCATGGGGCCTGTTGGCTGCGTGGCGCCGGAGACGTTGGTGCTTACGGAGTACGGGCCTATGCCCATCTGGCGTATAGATCGTCCAATGCGCGTTGTATCGTGGAACGAGAGGACATGTCGATACCAGCTTTCTTGGTGTGGCGGTGCGTTCCCGAAAGGAACGGACTATCTGTACCAAGTGACAACGCCGCAAGGAGAATTTGTCGCAAGCGGACATCACCTGACTTACGCCGCTGGTGGTAGCTATCAACAGGTTGGATCACTCTCCCCCGGTCAGTCCTTGCGCCTATGTTCGCGCGTCCCTGAGCTGACCAGTGCCTTGTGCGGCCGGCCGTCGTCGCTGACAGATGCTCCGCGTTTGACTCAAATAGCCGTAGGTTCTCTGGCGCGTTATGCAGCGTCAGCCCGTCAATATGGTCTACGACTTCTTCTGGACGAAGGTATCGACCAAGATGTTGCTCTAGCACTAGGCGGTGCTCAAACATCACCTTGGCCTTGCGGCCGGGGCGGGGGCGCGCAAAGGGGTGGTCTGGCGGAGCGGTTACAAGAACGTATCCGTCAAGGTCTATACGGCGCCCTGTGCGGAATTGGTGGTTGGCTTTCCCCGGTTGCGCGCCTTCGTGCAGGCGTGGCAGGTCAAGCCGTTTCATTACCTTGCGGACATATCGCGGTGACAGCCCCACTGCCTTGGCTATCTCGACTGACGAGCGGTGGCCGTCAGCAAGGCGGATTATCAGCTGCGTGTTCTCGTTATACCGTGCCATCTGTCATTTCCTCCGTATCCGACAGGCCCATAGTATCGGTGACGCGTCAGGCTGTCAAGCGGTCGTACTGGGACATGCAGGTGCTGGACACGAACAACTACGTGACGGTCGACGGGGCGATACACCACAACAGCGGCAAGAGCGTGGGATGCTGCTTTGAGTTGATAAGACGCGCCGCCAACCAGATGCCTGATCCACGGACGGGGAAGCGCAGGTCGCGGGCGGCCGTGGTGCGCGAGACGGCGAGGCAGCTGCAGGACACGACGATCAAGACGTTCCTTGACTGGTTCCCTCCGGGGGTGTGCGGGCGGTACATGCGTACCACAAAGACGTATTTCTTCGAGGTGGGGGACATCGAGTGCGAGATAATGTTCCGCGCGCTGGACGACGCGGACGACGTGGCCAACCTGAACTCGCTGGAGCTGACATTCGCGTGGTTCAACGAGTGTCGGGACATACACCCGGACATCGTGGATGCCATGTCCAAGAGGATCGGGCGGTTTCCCAGCGCCAAGGACGGCGGCCCCACGTGGTTCGGGATGTGGGGGGATACCAACCCGCCGACGATGGACACGTGGTGGTACTACCAGATGGAGCATCTGGACCCCAAGGACGGGGTGAGCGAGAACGACAACGGGTGGGAGGTGTTCAAGCAGCCCAGCGGGCGGAGCGACGAGGCGGAGAACATCGAGAACCTGCCGGAAGGGTACTACACCACGCAGGGGCGGAGCGAGGAATACATCCGGGTATTCATTGATGGCGAGTACGGGCTGAGTACGGCTGGGCAGCCGGTGTATAAATATTTCAGGCCGGACTACCACATGGCCAAGACGGCGTTGGCGCCCATAATGAACGGGGTGCGGCCGGTTGTCGTGGGGATGGACCTCGGGCTGACGCCGGCGGCTGTCATAGGGCAGCAGGACGCGCGGGGCAGGGCGCTCATACTGGACGAGCTGGTCAGCTTCGACATGGGGGTGCAGCGGTTCGTGCGGACGCTGCTCAAGCCGTTGCTGAATGAACGGTTCAGCGGATGCCCCGTGCTCGTGGTGGTCGACCCGGCGGGGGTGCAGCGGGCGCAGACCGACGAGCGTAGCGCGGTGGACATAATCAAGGCCGAGGGGCTGCGGGTCGTGCCGGCGAGGACCAACCGTGTGAGTGCTCGGCTCAACGCCGTGGACGACTTCCTCATGCGGCACGTGGACGGCGAGAGTGCGTTCCTAGTGGACCCGCGGTGCACGCGGCTCAAGGCCGCCATGATGGGCGGGTACCGGTTCGACAAGAACGGGGGGATTGACAAGACCGGGGCGGCGGGGAAGCACTCGCACGTCGCGGAGGCGCTGCAGTACCTCATGCTGCATATCGGCAACGCCGGTGGAGCGGCCGAGCTGGGGCCGCGGGTGCGTGAGATAAAAAGGGTTGCAGCGGGCGGATGGACGTAATATACATGCCTCGTAGCGAGTGCGCACGCCTTGCGCGTGTTCCAGTCCTCCCTGATGGAAGTCTCTGCTCTGCCCCCGTCCCTCTCCCGAGACGGGGGCTTTTCTTGCCTTGGGGGCAGGTGCGTGGTATGTGTAGGCAAACAGGTTGGGAGTTGAGCACATGGCGGGTCTGGCGCTTTTGCGTGTCGTGAGCAACGACACACTGGCCAAACAGGAACAGGAGCAGGCGCTCAAGGAGCTTGAGGCGCGGCAGCATGACCCGTTCATAACGAGTCTCGCGGCCTACCTGCGCGAGTGCTGGGACGCGGCCAAGCAGGCCAAGAAGCCCATCGAGAAAACCATGCTCAAGGCGTTGCGGCAGCGCAACGGGGAGTATGAGCCCGAGAAGCTGGCGCAGATACGTGCGCAGGGCGGGTCGGAAATCTACATGATGATTACCGAGGTGAAGTGCCGGGCGGCGGAGAGCTGGCTGCGCGACATCCTGCTCGATCAAGGCTCGCCCCCGTGGGACATGGCGCCGACACCCAATCCCGATCTGCCACCGGAGGTGACGGCGAGTATCGACAAGGAGTTTGCCCGGCGACTGGTCGAGATGGTCAGGCAGGGCGGGGCGCCGCCGTCAGAGGCCGAGATGGCTGTCATGCACGAGATGGTGGCGCAGGAGCACAGGTTTGCCGTGTTGCGCGAGGCGCAGCACCGGGCGCAGCGCATGAAGCGCAAGATCGACGACCAGTTCGCGCAAGGGGGCTGGGTCGAGGCGTTTAACGAGTTCATCACCGACGTGGTTACGTTCCCGGCGGCGTTCGTGAAGGGGCCGGTCGTGCGGCGCCAGCGGGTGCTGGGGTATGAGCGCGATCAGTTCGGTCAGCTGCAGGTCAAGCCAATCGAGCGGCTGGGGCCGGAGTTCGAGCGGGTCGACCCGTTCAAGATTTACCCCGAGCCGGGGATTACGCGTATCAATGACGGGTATATCTTCGAGCATCACCGTATGAGTCGGTCGGAGCTGGCTGACCTGATCGGTGTGCCGGGGTACGATAGCGAGGCGATCCGCCGCCTGCTTGAGATCGGCAACGCCCAGTCATGGGTCACGCAGGACTCGCAGGTGCAGCAGGAAAACGAGGAGCGGAAGTTTCAGGCCCGCGCGACGCCGACGACGATGTATGACGCCCTTGAGTTCTGGGGCAAGGTCAGTGGGCGCATGCTGCGCGAATGGGGGCTGTCCGACGCCGAGGTGCCGGACGAGGCCCGTGAGTACGACGCCAACGTGTGGGTGGTTGGGAACTACGTCATCAAGGCCACGCTTAACTACGACCCGCTGGGCGAGAAGCCGTACGCCAAGACGAGCTTCATCAAGACGCCGGGGTCGTTCTGGGGGCGGTCCATCCCGGAGATCATCGAGGACATTCAGAGCGTCTGTAACGCCGCGGCGCGGGCGATGGTGAACAACATGGGCATTGCCTCCGGGCCGCAGGTCGAGCTGAACCTTGACCGCATACCGGCCAACGAGGACATCACCCAGATGCACCCGTGGAAAATCTGGCAGGTGACTAACGACCCGCTGGGGTCGTCGGCGCCCGCCGTGCGGTTCAACCAGCCGGACTCGCGCGCCAACGAGCTGATGGCGGTGTATGACAAGTTCGCCCGCATGGCGGACGACCACAGCGGGATACCGGCGTATATCTACGGCGACCTGAACGTGCAGGGCGCTGGGCGCACAGCGTCTGGCCTGTCCATGCTGATGGGTTCGGCCGGCAAGGGCATCCGGCAGATCGTCATGCACATCGACCACGACATCGTGTACCCGATTGTGCAGCGGCAGTTTGTCTACAACATGCGGTATGACGATGACGAGAGCATCAAGGGCGACGTCGAGATCGTGGCCAAGGGTGCCATCAGTCTGGCTGTCAAGGAGACAGTGAACGTCCGGCGCGTCGAGTTCCTGAACGCCACGGCGAACCCGATTGACGTCGAGATCATCGGCAAGGAGGGCCGCGCTGCCCTGCTGCGCGAGGTTGCCAAGGGGCTGCAGATGCCGGTCGACGACATCGTGCCTTCGCGTGAAAAGATGGCGTATGACAGCAAGGTGCAGGCGACGCAGGCAGCGGCGCAGCCGCCGCAGCCGCCGCAGGGTACGCCGACACAGCCTGACGGGGCGCCCAAGGGCGGCATGCAGGCCAACACGGTGATGAACAGGAACACGGGGGCAGCAGGATGAAGCGGCCAGAGCGCGACCAGTACGAGGATATAGCACGGGTTGCAAAGGCTAACCCGCGGTTCGTTGAATGGTTGCAACACTGGTGCGATGACGAGATGGCGCTGCTGCCATACGTAGTTGACAAGGATGAACTGGCACGTGCACAGGGGCGGTGTCAGGTTCTTCGCAGTATCGTGAAGGTACTGCACGAGGCCCCTGAGAAGGCGGCCTAACCCTTGCCGGGGTGGCCGTTATAGCAACGCATACCGATAGGAGCGATCAACATGGCACTACCAGCGCAGGTCCGTAAGCAGGCCGAGGCCGTTGACAAACTGTACGAAGAACTCAATGCCGACGACACGGTGGACAACACCAATGACGAAGGCGAGGCTTCTGCGGCTGACAACGAGGCCGACGGTGCTGGCGGCGATGCAGCCGGCTCTGAACCCGCTGAGCATACGGGTGAAGGGGCAGGCGGTGAAGAAGACGACACGCTTGAACAGAAGTACCGCACGCTGCAAGGCATGTATAACGCGGAGGTTCCGCGGCTGCATGCCGAGAAGCGCGAGCTTGAGGCTCGTGTCACGCAGCTTGAGGAGCTTCTCGCTTCACTGGCAGATCAGCAGGCACAGCAGCCGGCTGAGCAGCCCAAGCTCGTGACCGATCAGGACCTTGAGGAGTATGGTGACTCAATCGACATCATGCGCAAGGTCTCGCGTGAGGAAGTTGCGGCGCAGCAGGCGCGTATCAACGAGCTGGAGCAGCTCGTGCGGCAACTGCAGACCAGTGTTGTGCCACAGGTGCAGCAGCTGGCCCAGCAACAGACGGTTTCAAGCGAACGGCACTTCTGGGCGGAGCTGCAGGCTGCAGTTCCAGATTGGCAGGAAATCAACGCCAACCCGGATTTCCAGTCGTGGCTGCTTGAGGTTGACCCGTTGACGGGCATGCCTCGGCAAACGCATCTAGATGACGCGCAGCGCAACATGGACACGGCGCGGGTCATCAATTTCTTCACTGCTTGGAAAGGCCAAGCTGGTTCCCATTCGGCTCAACAGAACAGGTCTGCTCAGCCGGCAGAACAGCTCGAACGTCAGATTTCGCCCGGCCGTGGGCGGTCAGGCGGGCAGGCTGTGGCGCCGGATGCCAAGACGTACACACCCGCTGACATCCGCAAATTCTTTACAGATGTGCAGAAAGGGCTGTATAAAGGGCGTGAAGCTGAGCGTGACCGGATTGAGCGCGACATTTTTGCTGCCCAGCAGGAAGGTCGCATCGTACAGACATGAACCAAGGAGCTGACTAATGGCTTATCCTGTCACAACCGGCCGCGTTGACTACAGCGGCAACTTCATCCCCGAAATCTGGTCGGGCAAGCTGATCGAGAATTTCTACGATGCCACCGTGCTCGCAGCGATCTCGAACACCGACTACGAGGGTGAGATCAAGCGGTTTGGCGATACGGTGAATATCCGCACCACGCCGACCATCACCATCAACAACTATGTCAAGGGCCAGACTCTCACGGTCGAGAACCCCGACAGCCCCAAACTGCAGCTGCTCATTGACAAGGGCAAGTATTTTGCGGCTATCGAGGACGACGTCGACAAGGTGCAGTCCGACATTCGTCTCATGGACATGTGGACGAAGGACGCCTCCGAGGGCATGAAGGTGCAGATCGACTCCGATGTGCTCGCCGGCATGCTCCCCGACATCGCCATCACCAACAAGGGCGCGACTGCCGGGGCCAAGACATCGTCGTTCAACCTAGGCGCGACCGGTACCCCGGTTGTGCTGTCGAAGGACGGCGTTGCTACTGGCTCGGTACCTGTTACTGACTTCATCGTCGACCTCGGCACGGTACTTGACGAGGCCAATGCGCCCGAGTCGGACCGCTTCCTCGTGGTGCCTGCGAAGATGGCTGGTATCATCAAGAAGTCGGAGCTCAAGGACGCATCCATCTCCGGTGATGGCACCTCTATCCTTCGTAACGGGCGGCTCGGCATGATTGACCGGTTCACGGTCTACGTGTCGCACAACCTCGTTTCGACGGCGACCGAGTTCAACATCATTGCCGGGCACAAGATGGGGCTGACTTTCGCCTCGCAGATGACCGAGATGGAGACTCTGCGGTCGACCACGACTTTCGGCAACATCGTCCGTGGTCTGCAGGTCTACGGATACAAGGTGGTAAAGCCGGAAGCGCTTGCGCAGGCTGTCGTTTCCTTCGCCTGATGATCTTTGGGGCGGGCCGCTTCGGCGGCCCCCTCTGTATGGAAGGAGGTAATTATGGCCAAGTATCTCAGGAACAAGAACGACGGCACGATCTACCCGTGGCATGAGCTGCTGGCGCAGCACGCGAATGTCGAGGAGGTCTCCGAGAAAGAGGCTTTCCCCGAGCGGTTCGTTGACAAGAAACTGCTGGCCAAGGCCAAGCGCCGGCGCAAGAAAGCCAAGGCGCCCAGTCTTGAGACGAAGAAAATACCGGAGCCGCCAGCAGACCCGACCGAACTTGACATCGAGTTCACCAAAAGGACGACTGTATGACGCCTGCGGACATCATAACTGATGCGCGGGTGCTGCTGAACGACACGAGCACTACCGCTTACCGGCAGTCCGACACGACAATGCTGGGGTTTGTGCAGCAGACGCTGCACCGTATCGCGTTGCTGCGCCCGGACCTGTTCATAAAGCAGGGAACCATACCCGTGGTAGCCGGAACTGTGTACCAGTCTCTCCCGGCCGGAGCCGTGCGCCTTGTCGACATCTACGCCACCTCTGCTGGTACCTCGGTGTCAGAGGTTGACCGCGAGGTGCTGGATCGCACGGACCCGGCGTGGCGGCAGGCGTCCGGCACACCGACAAACTTCATGCGCAACCCGCGTAATCCGGTGCGGTTCATGCTGTATCCTGCCCCGGCGGCGGGCGTGTCTGTTGAGGGTGAGTATGTTGCCTCGCCGGCGGCGCACGCGCTGTCGGATACGATCACGGAACTGCCGGAGGCTTATCGCCCGATACTTGTGGACGGGGTTGTGTTCTTGGCGTCGTCTGTTGACGACGAGCATGTAAACACTGGGCGGGCCAAGCTGTTTTACGATGCCTTCTCCAAGACACTGCAGGCAGGCGTGGAGGCTCGCAAGGTGACTGACGACGATTACGCCGCCCTAGACATGAAGAAGGTGAGCTGATGGCCACAACCGCGTTTTCCACACTTGCAGGTAAGGTGGCGCTTAGCGCCCCCGGATGCCCCGAGCCGACGGCGGTGCAGTTCTTGCGGTCTGCTGCCATCGACTTCTGCGGCCAGACGCATGTGTGGCGGCACGTGGCCGCGCCTATAGCGCTGATTGGAGGGGTGTACGAGTATTCCTACAACCAGCCGGCAAATTCGGTTGTGCAGGCGGTGCTTAGCGCCGTGTGCAATGGCGGGTATAACCTTGCCAGCCTGACCTTGTCAGAGCTGGCGCTTGTCTACCCGTCCTTTGGCGACACCACGGTGGCCGGCGCGCCAGACGTGCTATCTGAGGTGTCGCCAACCAAGTTTATAATCCAGCCCGTGCCCGATGGCAGCTACACGCTGCAGATGACCTATGCGTTGAAGCCCACGCCGTCGGCTACCGAGATGGACAGCGATGTGCTGGATGAAATTCAGGAGGCCCTTGTGCACGGGGCGCTGCGCGACGCGCTGGCAATGCCGAACACGCCGTGGCATGACACGTCACTGGCAACATATCATGCCAAGATGTATGCTGCAGCGGTGTCGAAGTCCAAGGCGCAGGCGCGCATAGGGCGGCAGCGGGCCTCTGTTACGGCGCGTGGGGACAGGTTTGCGTAGCAGGCGCGTTTCTGCTACACATAGACAGGACAACAGGAGGCTAACATGGCGGCCAAGAACGCGAACGTGGTTGTACCAGCTGGGGGGACGTGGGTGAGGCTCACCGACGCTGCGGCGTCCGTGGCCACAATCACCATTGATAATGTTGGCACTGAGGACGTTGTAATCCAAGGGACCACGGGCGCGGCGCCTACTGCCGGGTCGACAGATGGGGTGAAGATACCGCCCTACATGAAGGTTGTGAACTTCCCGCTGGCCGACCTGTTCCCCGGTGTTGCCGCAACGCAGGTGTGGGCGATTGCTCCCGCGGGTGATGGGGAGGTATTTGTCAGCCATGGCGCTTAAAGGGATGTACAACCAACGCTGGTTCGTGCTTGTGCCGCGCGGCTCCCGTAGTGGGTTCGGCGGGTTCATGCTTGTGCCGCGGGACTCGGCCATTCGCATGCGCGACACGAACATCATCGTCGGCCGTGACGGCCACGCCATTTTCTTGAGGGGTGGGTAAATGAGCTATATCTATGGAATGACCGACTCGTGGACCGACGCAGCCACGGCCTACACTGCAATCAAGATGGACGTGACCGACACCGCGTCTGCTTCCGGTTCCAAGCTGCTTGACCTGCTGGTAGGCGGGACGAGCAAGTTCAGCGTGAGCAAGACCGGGGATGCGCTGGTTAATGGGGTTACTGTTGGACGCGGGGGTGGTAATTTCACCACGAATACCGCGTTTGGCCCGGCGGCGTTGTCCAGTAATACGGCCGGTATTCATTCAACAGCTGTTGGCAGCACCGCTTTGCGTGACCAGGTCTCTGGCGATAGAAACACCGCGGTTGGTTCAGAAGTACTAACCCTTTTGACAACTGGGACTCGCAATACAGCTATCGGACTAAGCGCCGGGTATTATCATACTTCTGGCAGTAACAATACGCTCGCTGGGTGGGCCGCTGGGTACCACGTCACAACCGGCTCAGATAACGTGGCTATCGGCAAGAACTCTCTATTGTCGGCAACAGCAGCCTCAGGCGCAACAGCCGTAGGGGCAGACGCTCTGTACTCCGCCACCACCAACCCCGGCACCGCAGTAGGCTATCAGGCGCTGTATAATGCTACGGGGGTCTCAATGACTGCCGTTGGCTATCAGGCGCTACTTTCAGCTACTACCGCTATTGAGGCAACTGCAGTCGGTGCATATGCGCTGGGGAGACTGACAACAGGTGCGTATAATACAGCGGTCGGATACGCTGCTATTTACGCGAACACTGTTGGCCATAGGAACACCGCGCTAGGGCATTTTGCTGGCCGGTACACATCTGCAGGTGCCGGTAACACAAACGGCACAGACTCCATTTTCATTGGCTACAATACAAAGCCCAATGCAGATGGTGAGTCGAACCAGATTGTTGTCGGCACAGCAGCCGTTGGCAACGGCCCCAACACCGCCACTTGGGGCAATACATTAATCACCGACCACTATTTCAGCGGCACCCTGCACTTCGGCACCTTCACCACAAACGCGGATGCGCCGGTCAACGGTTACATCACCATCGTTGACGCCTCGGGCGTAACCCGTAAACTCGCAACCATCGCTTAACAGGAGAGTAACATGACACCAGAAGAAATCGCACAGGCTTACAAGGCCGCAATGGACAGCGTTAACTTGATTAACGAGTATATCGCCGCTGGCAAAACGGTTGATCCAGAGGACCGCGACACCATCGGCCGCAATGTCGAGCATCTGAAAATCATGGTCGCCAAGACGTTCTGGACGACCGAGGACCTGACCCCGTTCAATGACGCGATCACCGCAGGGAGTGCTATCTGATGGCCAAGGATGATATGGCGCTTACCGCTGACGAAATTGGCATCATCATGCGTCTTGCTGACGTCGGCTTTCGTGCTGTAGCGCAGGAGGCCGGCCTCGGCGTTATGAACGACACTGCCACCATCAAGTCTGCGCTGGACAAGCTGCAGGCGCAATACGAGAAGGTGGCCCCACCCACTGACGAGTGAGGCGGAAATGCAGACCTACCTTACCCAGACACGGCATCTCCTCGAAATGCTGGCCGCCAGCTTTGGCGTGTGGTTCGCGGCAGGGAACCTGCTGCTCCTGTCCGCAGGCGGCTCTCCGTTGTACTGGGTGGGGTGGTCGCCAGAGACGCAGGCAGACGCCATGCTGGCCATTCTGGCTGCAGCAGTGCTGCATGTCGTGGGTATCAACGTAAATGGCGCGTGGCGCTGGTCGCCACTGTTGCGATTGATAGGCATAGCGACCCACGCCTTGGCGGTGACTTATCTGTGCGCGGCGATCCTGTGGCAGCCGACCGGGGCGCATGGCGTGCCTTCCGGTTTCGTCACGTACTCGTTTATTTCGCTGTTGTTGTGGTTACTGGCCCTCGGGGCGTACCGTGACCTGCTGCGGTCGCTGGCAATATGGAGGTTGCGCCATGGCTAAACTGTTTGACGGGGTTTCCAGCTTCGAGGGGCTTGTCGGCGTCGCCATGACGCTGGCTTTTGTCATTCTTGCCATGCCCTATGTCCGCAAGGCTGCCAGCACTCTGGCCAGCGGTGACCCCGTGGTGCAGGCGTTGAAGGACCTGATCGGCGTGATGCGCGACAACACTGAGGCGAACAGAGAGCAGGTCGAGCAATTCACCGCGAACAACAAGTTGTTCGAGGGAGTGATACAGAATACCAAGACTATCCAAGAGGACATCTCCGCGATACGATCCGATGTGCACGACGAGCTTGTGCGGCAGCAGGGTGAAAGGGAGGCCAAGCGGTGAAGGGCAACTGGAAGCAGATTTTGAAGTGGCTCGCGGTCACTGAGGGGTCGTTCATAGATCACCCGGCGGACCCCGGCGGGCCAACCAACAAGGGTGTTACGCAGCGCGTGTACGACGCATGGCGTGTGCGCCGCGGCAAGCCGAAGAAGGACGTTCGGCATATCACGAGGCAGGAAGCCGAGGCGATCTACAAGGCGCAGTATTGGGACAAGGTGATGGGCGACGAGCTGCCATCTGGGGTGGATTACGCGGTCCTCGACTTTGCCGTGAACAGCGGCGTCCACCGGGCCGTGAAGTTCGTGCAGGAGATCGTTGGCGTCTCCGCCGACGGCATCATGGGCCATGTCACCCTTGCGGCAATCGCCGGTTTCGGCTCGGTGCAGCTTATCAACCGCCTGTGCGACAAGCGCGAGGCGTACGTGCGCAAGCTAAAGACCTACAAGGTGTTCGGAGACGGCTGGGACAAGCGGATCGCTCGTGTCAGGAAGGCCAGCATCGCGCTGGCTCGTGAGAACGCTGAGGCAGCTACGCTCGTTGCGCCCACCAAGGCTGCGCAGGGTAAGGCAGATGGGCCGGTCAGAATGTCCGCGACAATGGCCGACATGGTGAAATCTCCACAAGTGCTGGGCACTGTAGGCTCTGTCGTTGGCTCGGTTGCGACAATGGCCTCTGGGACAGGCCCGGTGCAGTGGGCGCTGGCTGCGGTGCTCGTCCTCGGCGCCGTGGCCGGCGTCGCGCTGTTGCTGAGAAGGAGCGGCAATGTTTGACCTGCGTGGTTTGCTGGTTGTAGCTTTTGCCGGTATTGGCGCGGCGCTGAGCTTGTTTCTTATCCCTGTGTTCTGGTTGTTTGATGCCATGTCGTACGCTTGGTTGGCGCCCGTTGTCGGGCTGGTGCTCGGCGGGTTTGTTGGAAGGGAGCTGGAGAGGTGACGAAAGCAGCAGATGTAAAGGCCGTGAACCGTTACAAGGAGCTGGCGATGCTTGACAATGGCGAGCTTCTTCGCGTGACGAACTGGTTCGACGATGACGGCCAACCATGTGACTCGAAGGAGGCCGTGGCGTGCGTCGCCGGGCCGACCGACAAGGGCAAGTGGTTCTCGATTGACCTCACGCAGTTTGGAGGAGACTAGTATGTGGGTATGGTTCCTGCGAAGCCGGTTTGGGCAGACCGTAGCTCTGGTTGCCGTGTTCATTCTGGCTATGCTGGGGATCATAACCCAACAACGCCACAGTGCCGCCAAGGCGGCACTAGAGCGGATACGGGAGAAGGACAGGAAAAATGCGGAAGATATACGTGATCGTGTTGAGCGGGATGCTGACAGCAAGCTGCACGATTACGACAATTCCGGGTGGCGCGACTGAAAAGGAGTTGTGCAGGCAGTGGGGGGCGTCGCTTCCTACACGGTCGCATAGCGATACCAAGCGCACACAGATGGAGATACAACGCGGCTACGCTGTGTTTGCAGCTGCATGCCCGAAATGGGAAACCTTGATACCATAGGGCGTTGTAGGGTATGCTGCGCCAAAGCTCTGGAGGGCGTACCGCATGCCTAGCATACGCATCGACAAGTTCCTCGGCAAGACGCCGAAGTTGGCTGCTGAGCATTTGCCGGCGGCCGGGGCCGTTGAGGCTGTCAACGTGAAGCTGTCGTCAGGCGAAATCGTCGGGCGCCAGACTCCGGCGCTGCACGGCAACAGCGGGCTGACAGGGGCGGAGACCAAGACCCTGTACGCCTTGCGCGACCCAACTACCGACGCCCCTGTGTGGCTGGCGTGGACGGGCGGTGTCGATGTGGCGGCGCCTATTGACGCTGCCGTAGCCTCCGCGCAGCGGTTCTACTACACTGGAGACACTACCCCGCGCGTGTCGACGTACGCTCTGGCGACCAAGACGCCAACACCGTACCCGACAGACTACTACGATCTGGGCCTGCCGCTCCCGACCGCGAAGCCCGTGGCGACTGCGGCTACGTTTACGACCAAGACAACGGCATCTTACGCGCGTGACGCCAGCGGGACCGTAACTATCGTCACATCCGCAGCGCATGGGCTGAAAGACGGGGCCTTCGTGTCTGTCTCCGGGTTTACAAGCGTGACCGGTACATACAGCCAGACCGGGGCCACCATAACCGTGACCATAACCAACCACGGGCTGCAGACCGGGGCGTCGGTGTACCTGCGGTTTACGACCGGCACAGCCACGGCAAACGTATTCACGGTGGACACCGTCGTGGACGCCAACACGTTCACGGTTATTGCGTCGGCCACGGCGTCGACATCAGGCAACGTGTCGTGGGATATTACCAGTCTGAACGCCGTGTCCGCAGAAGTGACCGTGGTGGATAGCACGACGTTCACATATTACAGCCCCGGCTTCGAAGTGGCCACGACGACGAGCTCGGCCGGGCGGGTAGATATTGCCGGGGCGACGCAGGCGCGTACCTATGTCTACACATGGTACACGCCGTGGTCAGAGGAGTCCGTGGCGTCTGATCCGTCTGACCCCCTGTTTATAAAGGAAGGGCAGGTCGTAACCGTGTCGGGACTGCCAACGGCGCCGCCGGCCGGCAAGACGCATATCCGTGGGGTACGGCTGTACCGCACTCTGACATCTTCCACGAGCACCGAATATTTCAGGCTTGCAACCCTGTGGTTCCCTACTGCCCTGTCGAGGGTATCGCGCACGGCGAACGTATCTCGCGTGACAACGGTTGACGAGCACAATCTGGCGGTCGGTGGGCACTTCAAGATTGCCGGGTGCAGCAACGCCTCGTTCAACATCGCTGGAGGCGTGGTCACTGACGTGATAGACGCCTTCACGTTCGAGTACGCGCAGACCGCTGCTGACGTGGCTGATACAGCGGCTACGGGCACGCTGTACCATGATGTATCAGAGGTGCCCGGCACGTCGACGCCTGTGTATTGGGGGGAAACGTCTTATAACTTCACGGATGATTTCGCGGTTACGAGCCTGCTGAACATCCTCGCCTCCAATGAGTATGACCCGCCACCGTCCACCCTGCTCGGGCTTACGGTTTACGGCAACAACGTGCTCGCCGGGTTCGTGGACAATGAAGTGTATTTCTCGGAGCCGGGGCAGTACCACGCATGGCCGCGCTCATACAAGAAGTCATTGCCCTACAAGGTCGTGGCGTTGATTGCGCTTTCCGGCTACCTGTTGGTGCTCACCGATGCGTACCCGTACCTGATTTCCGGCAACGACCCGGCGGTGTTGAGCGTCACCCGCATAGATGCCTTGTACCCATGCCTCAGCAAAGCCAGTGTGGTGAGCACCGGGGCCGGGGCCATGTATGCTTCGCACGACGGGCTGGTGCTGTACTCGCCGTCCACCGGACCACAGATAGTAACCAAGGATGTCGTTAGCCCGGATGTATGGCGGGCTACAGTGGACGTGCACACCATGCGAAGCGCGTACTACGAAGGGGAGTATCTGGCGTGGTACGACACGGCCGGGGGCGGCGTCGCCGGGTTCAGCTTCTACCAGTATACCCAAGACAGCGCCTACATGGTCGACCTTT